TTCTTTATGTGACCACCCTGCTTATAGGAATACATAAAGAAAGACGCGAGAAAACTCACGCCAAACAAATATAAGCTTGTAGGAACGAAAAGTCAAGAAAAATCATGGTATTTTACAAAGGAACAAGAGACTGCCAAGTTCTTCTTGACAAGGATGTTTCCTCTCGCTATAGTTAATTGGCAAGTTTATCGTTTAAAACCGAGAAGCTTACGAGGTGTGGCTCAGTTTGGTAGAGCACCTGGTTTGGGACCAGGGGGTCGCAAGTTCGAATCTTGTCACCTCGATTTTTTTATGCAAAAATTTAAAGCACGTTTTTAAACCTAATCACTTCGGAAATGGCTTAAAATCGTGCTTTTTTGATGCTTTTTCTTCTTTTGTTTTTCTCGAACTTTTTTCTACAAACCTATAGTTTTTTGCAAAAAACCGAACAATTTTGTCACGAATTTTGTCACGGAATTTATCTCGTACAGGCTGATATTTCCTTGATTTATTCGACTATCTCTAATCTGTTTTTGTCACGAAACGGAATGGATGATTGAAAAGCATTATATGCCCCATCCGCTCCCACATAGTCGAAACCTTCTCCTCGTGCCTTTTTTATTTTTGCATTGGTCGCCATTAAGCCCGTCTTAGTAAGATAGTACCACTTGCCTTTATCCTGCAGCCACTGAGAAGAGAGCATGCCACCATCCTCGCCAAGGTAGTACCAACCATCGACTGTATCAAGCCAACCTTTAATCATAAATCCGGCATTATCAAACGCATACCAACGGCCATTTATGTATTCAAATTTTTCGCTAACAGGAACACCATCCTTGTAGTATAGCCATTTATCCTGCTGCTGTTTCCAACCCTCTAAACGGGGCTCCTGCTGCGTTGCAGCGGCTTTTCTTTCTTGATGGAGCTTACAAGCTTGATAAAAGCACCAGCTTACAAATTCTGCGCACCAGTATTCGGATAGTGCCTTTCCTCCGTTGTACCACATTCCGTATTTAGTATAGTTCTTACTCCCTCGATTTGCGTGTTTATCATCGAGGCTATTTGGAGATGCCTTTTCCTCATAGCCGATTTCATTCCTTGCAACCTCTAGTAGCTCCTCTACGGTGCAAGTATCATCTCCATATACAGGTCTTCCGAATCCGCAGATCCATGCTCTCGGTGCAACCTTAAAATTACTATATCTCTTCTTCCGAACCTCTCCGCCGTTTCTGTCTCTTTCTGCACCGGATGTATTTCCTTCCAGTGTCTCTAAATCCTGTGCTATGACACCATCGACTATACCAACATGAGCTATTCTATTTTTCTCTGTGCTAAAGTAAAACGATACATCGCCCGCTTGTGGTTTTGTATGCCACCGCCCGGCACGCTTAAATTGATCCGCCCCATTCGGGGTAAATTTAAAGTAATCTCCGCACAATGCTTTCTGCCCTCTTTGATAAGAGTTCATGCATCCTCCTTTCCAAAATGAGAAACTTTTTTCTCAACTTTTCTCAACTCTTCTTAACTTTTCTCAACTCTTCAAAAAAGGGGAACGATACTTGACCGCTCCCCCTAGTCCTTACTTCTTCAGATTCACTCCCGGACCAGTCGTCTTATCGGGATTCGGTGTTACACCCGGGCCGTGTTCCTTGTCCTCTTCTCCGACTCCTCGACCATAGCCGACAGGGTGCACAGAATTATCAGCCTGCCCCTTGCTGGGAACTGGGATATCCTGCTGCTTTGCGTCCTCATCAATTCCTTCGTATCTCTCAAATGGTGCATTCTTACTCATGGTAGTATCTCCTTTCTTAATTAGATAACTGCTTCTTTACTTGGTTTGCTCCTGTGGAAGCAAGACCGCTTACGATTCCAATTGCAGCGGCGTTTAAAATATCCTTTGCAGGAAAATCCGGCATGGTGTACATCCCGACAACTCCAAGGATTGCCCCGACAAATCCGCAAATCACGGGAATAAACTTATTATCCAGTTTCTCCCACGCCTTGCACCCCATACCGATTAGGTAGGTGATTACTGTGATTGCTACCACTGCTCCAATTCCAAAATCCATGTTCTTTCTCCTTTCATGATGCTATAGGTAATTTTTCGACTTCTCCGATTGCTTTTTCCGCTAGACCGTTTCCGCCGATTGCTTTATATGGTTTGTATAGATATTCGATTAGTTCCCTGTATTCAGCGTACGTTATACTTCCACGGGCAATATATTCTTCTGCCTGAATTCGAATTCTTGTATTCATTAAGCCTTTCAAGCAGTCAAGTATTGCTTTGTCATGGTCGCTTACCCTCTGCCGTGATTGGAATACATATAAGGCGAACGCCCAAAATCCACTACTTGCAAAGATTGCCCCTGTGATCCCCAAGATGAACGTGCTATTTGTGATGATTTCCATTCACTCTCCCCCTTTCTACCCTATAGGCTTTTTCTTCATACTAGCGTTAAGGGTGATTTCATTCCCTCGCAATAAAAAAGAAAAGGGCAAGTTTCCTTGCCCCCTCTTTACTATTTAGCCCACTGTTTCAAGTCCTTTTCCGTATAAAGTTGTTTTCCGTCGTAGGTAATCCGCAATATTTTTTTCAAAATCTCATCCGATACAGCCGGATTTCCTATTGCGTCTTGATAAAGCTTCTTGTACTTACTTGTTACAGCACTCTTTATACTGCTTCTTATCTGTTTATCATCTGTCCCCTTTCCTCTTTGGTACTCGACATAAGCGGATAGGCTATCTTCATAGCCTTCCGACTGCTCGAAAAGGCTTTCCGCTAGATCCTCATTACTTATCGGCTTCAGCTTTGAATAGGCGCTATCTACAGCTTTGTTTATCATTTCTTCTGTATAGCTTTGCTCTAACAAACTTTCCTTTTCTTCTGTATAATCTTCGCCGTTTAATTTTTTCTCAGCCATAGCGGATATTGTTTCGTCTTTTGACAAGTTTCTTTGCAAGGCTTCATTGACAACATCATCCGGGATTTGATTTTTCAGCTTATCTACAATGTAGTTTCCTGTTTCTGTATCGCCTAATGTGTAAGCCTTTAATGCAGATTTTAAAAGGCGATTAAGATTGTCATATACCCCCTTGCTGTTTTGGTGACTCGCCTTAAACAACATTTCATCTCTCTCAAACTGCGATTTTACATTGGCAAGCGGACTGTCATAGATAATTGTATCGTAGATTGCTGCAGTATCTCTGGCTAAATTGTATGCGGATATTCCGCCAACATTAAATGCTTTTAATACTTTATATCCTGCACCCACCCAAGTTTTCTTACTCTTTCCTGTTGCGACATCATTTATCTCTTTAATTGCGCCCAGCACATCCTCAAGTGGTTTTGTTGCAATATTATTGCTATAAAATTGCTTTCCTTGGAAAAAGTTTTCTAACATCGATAGTCCGTCTTTTGCAATAATAACCCATGAAATAGGATTAATATTATTGAGATAGTCTTCAATGAAATGGTCTAACCATCTTTCCCCGAACTTCTTTTCTTTATCCCTGTCACGCATTGCAGAAATCACAGACGCTGCAGCCGATACCATAGCACTACTTACCAATATACTGGACAGAACACTTCCCACTTCTCCGGCAGTAGCTTTTCCCCTCTTCACATCATAGGCTAAGCGATACATCATATTGTAGGTTTTTGATGGCTCACTCATAAATGAGGTCGCAGTTCTTGCCATTGCTGTTTTGTCCTTCATTGCGTCTGTTCTGTTTAAGACGGTATCAACTACCTGTGTTTTATCCACTATGTCATTGAATATATCTGCAGCTGCCTTATAGTATTCTTCTGTCCCCTTCTTAAGGTCTGTCGTAGCTTCGACTTTTTTCTCTGCCGCATACCAAAATCGCTTCCATGCGCCCTCGTCTCCCTTTTCAAGAAGATAAAAACTAACGGCATTCATCTTGTCTCGTACGCCTGTTTCTCCCGTCATAAGGCTTCGTGTGCTTCGTCCTAGATTTATATCATAGGATCCTCCGATAGCTTTCCATTTTGCTATAGGAGCGTACTTTTGGCAAAGTTCCCACTCATTATTTGCTTCTGTTACAGGAAGGCTAAGCCCCTGCATAAGGTATTTCGCTTCTATTGCTCCCATTGCTCTCATATAGGACATAGGTTGCTGCACCGCTACTCGCAAGTTATTGCCGATTAAAGCCCCCTTGTATAAGCCCGCAAGTCCATAAGCCATTTTTCCTATGTCTGTATCTTCTCCACGGCTTCCGTTTAAGTCTCTAAGAAGATTCATATAGTAGTCAGTTCCACCCTTGCCCATGACACGGGATATCTGTCTGTGTACGGAATCGCCGTTTTCATTACTCATATTGTAGAACTTTTGCATATCAGTAATTGCAGGAAAATATGCACTGTAGGAAGTCATTTCGTCAATATGCTTTACCATTACATCAAAAATATCATCAATGACAATAGGGTTATACGCTTCCTTCTGCAGCGCTTTTGTCATGCCCTTGTTCTTTAGGGTAGACATCATTTTTTCAAGGTCTGAATTTTTCATAGTAAGGCTATCGCTATCCACCTTAATCGGGAAGTAGTTCTTTTCCGTAAATTTATCATAGCCGTAAACCGCATTACTTGCTTCATTTCCGTACATTGCAACATCATTAGAAAGAAGGCTTCCTATTAACTTAGCAAGCGCAATTTCCTTTTCTCCCAAATGTTCCTTTATAATCGCTTCTGTTTCTCTTGCGGACAGCTTATAAGTCTCTGCAGCATTGGTGGTTTTTCCAAGAATTCCTCCCGGATTTTCCTTGATTATGAAACCGCCAAGTTTGAAATCGCCCTCTTGCCGTTCGCCTGTTTCGCTATTTGTTATTTCCCCGAAAAGGTGCATTCTTGCTTGGTCTCTCAATGTGTAAAGATACATTGACATTAAGCCCGCCTTGGTCATTTCTACAGTATGTTCCTGCATATCGCCTAAACTTGTAGCCATAAACTGCACCTTTTCTTTTGATAGGATCTTTGTATCCTTTGGAGTGATTCCCAATTTTTCCATACCTTCATGGTACTTGTCCATAATGTCCGTAAATGCAAGTGTCTTTTTATCCCTTGCATTTCTAAGCATTTTATAGATCTTGTCTCCGCCATCTCCCATCGTGTGAAAATAGCTAAGCGGATCCAGCATATTAAATTGCAAGCCGTTCTTTATTGTGCCTATACCCCTTCCATACTCTGAGCCTGTCTTTTCTTTCTTAAGGTCGCTTATTACAGCATTGGACACATCGCTGATTCTTTCGTTGCTCTGCATGGAAATATACTTGTTTTGGCTCTCTACTATGTGCTTGAACCCTCTTAGGCTATCCCTCAAAGTCTGCAGGTCTTCCGTACTTAATCGGTTCATGTTTCCACCGATTCCTTCTACAGCGTCCTTTATCTCGCTAAGCCCTTCTACTAAGCTTGGATCAATGGGGAAGTATACGCCCTTCCCGTTTTCTTCTGTGAAAACATCCCCGTTATTCTCTGCCTCTTGAATCCTGCTTGTTAGTGTCGCAAGTGCCGTCTTAAATTCATTTGCTGTCATATCAATTTTCGGTTTCTTCTCATAGAAAGCATCATAAGAGGAAAAATCTACAGCGGAAAGCACCGGCACTAGGTCTTTTAGTAGCACCTTCGGTACATGGAGATTATCGGTCGGACTTACTGCCATCTTCATCAAGGCTTTACTATCCCTTACAATCTCTTTCTTATAAATCTGTCTATGGCGTTGCTCTTCCTGCTTCTGCCTGTAGGCTCTATGCATTTCAAGGCGGGCTTGATACTCCGCACCGCCACGGCTTAGGAGCCTAGACTCTGCGTCTATAAATTCCTCATGGCTAATAAGACTATTTTCATAGTCTTTTCTAAGCTGTTTAATCTTATCAAGCGCCTTGTTATACTTCTTCTGAAACTCTGCCTGTACTTCCGCCCTTGCCTTTTCCTTTATCTTCTTATAGCCGTCCTTATACTTCTGATAAAGTCTTTCATCTCCAACAGAAAGAAAAGCGTCGTATATTTCATCGGAAAGCCTATCTACTGCGTGTTCTTGCTCTTCTCCGGGGAATGCCTCATACACTTTAGGGATAGACATTTCGTATGCTTCGATAAGCTTATTCAATTCGTCGGAATAGGTTTTATCGCCTGCAACAAGGTAAGGGAACGCTTCTGCAAAACTCTTATATACCTTGTCTGCATTTCCCCCGTTATCTACTGTTGCTTTTCTGAAATCAATCTTTCCGAAATACTGCTTTCTAAGGTCTCCGAATTTCTCGTATCTTAGGTCGTGCAATTCCTTTTCAGTAATATATATCGGTCTTCCGCCAAAGAACTCTTTTATCTTATTATAGTCCTGCACTTCGGAATCTTCCTTGTAGGTGGCATTCTCTATAACTTCTCTAGCAATTGCACGGCTTACGCTCCGCACCTCTCCGCCGTCAATATCCCTTGCCTCGTTAAGATACTTATAGAAACCACTTAGCTGATCCGCAAGCTTTGCCTTGCTAAACTGCGAATTGTACTGTGAAAGTAAATCGCTTGCAATGCGGTTTACATCGCTCCTTGACGGCTCGAATCTTGTTTCTGCGTTCAGCACATCGGACAGATAGCTATTCTCTTCCTTTAGGTTTTCATTCTCTTCTACAAGGCTGTTATAGTATTCTTCGGAAATGTCCAGCTGATGAGGTGTATTCGAGGAAGAATTATTACCAGTTTGTAATTTACCAGTTTTTTTCAAAAACTGATTGACAGCTTGTTTGTATTGGTTTAGACTGTTGTTAACAACGGAGCTAATAGGATTGTTGGAGAATTGCACTCCAGGGATTACTATAGTTCCGTTATTTTTATTATTCAAATTTTTTACATAAAGCAGTCTGCCATCATTATTTGCAGAGTTTACATAATTGTTCAAATTACTTCTATCGTAAGCAGAAAGCCCAATATTGCTTTCAATTTTCACTTTATTATAAAACCCATTTCCTTCAGGCTGTATGGCTATTAATGCTTTATTTATTATTCGGTTCACAGTCCAACTAACCCCAATCGCAACTCTCAAATCTTTTGGATCGTTTGTTGACTTTAAAATAAAGTCTGGATTTTTTAATGCATTTATGGCGTTAATAAATGAATCCTTGCCTGCTCCATGATAGCTAAAACCACTATCATACCTATTTTCATTCTGTGCTTCCCCCTTGGTTTTTATATCGCTATAGACATGCTTTGACGTCATAAGGATTGGTAGGTCTCTAAAACCTAACTTATTTTGCAGTATTTGAGGAGTATCCCCCAAATAAACATGACTATGTGAAAAATTATTATTGTTCAAAACTGCATCAACTCTTTGCTCTAGCGTTTGGTTTGATTGAATTTTTATAGTTTTCTGCAACTGAATCTGCGACAGTTCCCCGCTGTCGCTGTTTTCTGTTACCGCTTCATTTCTCACCATGTTCCCTTTGGCCATTGACATCGCAACAAGCCATGCGT